CATACGCTGAGGGATATACTTTAAATTTTCTTTTCGCTGCTGCTTTTCCTCTAGGACATAGTTTTGTCATTATTTACTCCTTAATATCTTAATATTTTTTTCCATAGACTTATTAAGTTTATCTACGTTCTCCCCCGCTTTTCTCATAGTTTGACCTAAACTAAACCCAGCTGCCTTCATCTTTGAAACACCAGCTTTCGTCTTTACCTCACCAACAGATTTAGAACCTTTAATTTTTGATTTAGGTTTTACACCTGTAATTGTTGGGGACACTTTTGCTTTTCTACCAAGCATGCCAAAACCTTTTTTAGCTATTCCAAAGATCCCCATAATACTACTTGTCCTTTTTCATTTTGGCTTTTTTCTTTTTAGCCATAACGAATGGTTTAAGCTGAGGAGGAATTTTTCCACCTTTTTTGTATCCCTTTGGAGATACTTGCTTATTATATAATCTGTTCGCCATTATTTTTTTCCTCCGTTTCTAAATATTTGTGTACCTTTTATACCAAAAATACTCGCCACAACAAGAATCCATAGGTTCGTAAACCAAGATGGAAGTGATTGGAAATATTCAAAAAATAATTTAACCTTCTCCATCGCTTCAGGATCGTCTGACATAACTGCCCACATTAAAACAACGATGGGGGCCGAAATAATTATCAAAACAAATTCGTCCTTGTAATCGTTTTGCCTAGCTTCTAGTAATTTGCCCTGGTAAGCTTCCTCACCTCGGGCCATTTTTTCTGCGTGCATGAGCTGTGCGTCTGACATAGCCATTTTTGTCTTTTGACGGTTGGCATATATCTTACTTCCAGCTTGCAAAGCAATTTTTGCTAAACTGAACCAAGCCATTAGTACGCCTTTGATTTTCTTCTTTTGTCTGGTCTTACAGCACCTTGACCTTGTACATCAAGTTCTGGTTTTCCAGTGCCAATGTAGTTGAAAGCTTTGTCTGCAGTTGTTTTAGATCTAGGATCTACTTCAACTTGCTGCTCGCCAACTGTAACCGGCTTAATTTTATCTAATTTTTGCATTTTAGCTCCTTTTTTTCTTCTTCTCTACGCCTTTTATTGTACCTTTGTTTTTAGAGGCGTAAAAAACTGTCTCGCCACGCTTTTTACCGTACTGTTTCTTCATGGACTTCATAATTTTTTTACCTTTTTTGTTTAGTGGCATTATTCTTCAACCTCAATAGCAGTTATACCTGGTTTATCAGCCTTTGCAAGGCTAACTCCAGCTCTTAATTTTGCTAATTTTTCGTTTTGATCCATTTTTTCATCAGAAATGTCTCTTGCTTGCATTAATTTAGCTCTTGCAAGATCATTTTTGTCTTCATCAGCTTGTTTTTTACGTTCATTTTCCATCGCACGTAGGTCAACCTCTCTTGCTTTTAGTTTTAAAAGTGGATCAGAGTCAAATTGTGATGTAATTTTCTTCTCTTCTTTCATAAAGTCTTCAGTCATCTCTGCAATTAGCACAGCTTTTCTAGCTTCTACCTGTTGATTGATCATTTGTAGCTGTCTTGCAGCGTTTGGATCAACAGGAGCTTGTTGTTGTAACATCTGTACTTGTAATAACTGCTCTCTAAACTCTAATTGTATCTGTTCTTGGGCCATCAAACTAATATGTTCTAAAATATTTTTTTGTATTGCAGCCATAATAACAGGATTATTTCTAACCATGTTAGTTGACATAAAGTTTAAGTGTGCTGTGATGTGTGCTCTGTGGTCTTGACCAGGGAAAGCTTGAAAAGGTTTACCTGCCATCGCCATGATGTGCTCCATGCTAGGATCCATAGCTTGAACAGGTGCAGGTGGTGGTAGAACTTGGTCAATATTTTTTACACCGATAGCTTCGTACATATTTCTATACGCAGCATACAGATTATGTATCTGCGGGTTAGATGTAGCTAACTGTAATTCTGTTTGTGCTAATGTAATTCTTTGTGACATAGAAAAGATGTTTGGATCTGCAACAGGTAGAATATCTACCCTTGTATCAAAATCTTGTTTTTTAATTAATCTAGATCCACCAACAACATCGTATGGATACTCTGGTGGTAGATACGTTGCGATTACAGCTGATAATAATTTAAATTCTTTTTTCATCGAACCATATAATCTTTTGTGAATAGCAGACATAACTTTAGATCCTCTTTCAAGAAGAGCTATTGTTGTGCCCACAGCTGCGTTTTGTGTGCCTTCACCAGTTTGTAATTCTGATATGGCAGCGAATCTCTGACCTGCTTGAACCACAATACCCATTAATTGTAATAGAGTAGCTGATGGTTCTTTGTATGGTAGAGGAAAGAAAGCGTCACGAAGACTGCCTCCTGGGGCATCTACGTCTTTAAATTCACCAGGTTGAATTGGTGATGCTTCATCTCTTACCCGCACCCCTCTTTGTTTAAAACCAGCAGGTAG